CCGATGTCGGCCAGTTCCATCGCGGGCACCCGCTACAGCCTCAAAGAGCGTTTGGAGCACGGGCTGGCCTGGGAACTGAAGCATCTCGGCGGCAACTGCGACGGCAGAACATATGCGCCACCGGAGACGCGCGCGGCCTTCCTCGAGGTAGTAGCTGATTGTACGGTCACGTGAAAAGCCAGCGGCGCAACATCGGCGGGCGCTACATAGCCCGCGTTCGCGGAGCGTTTGTTCGGAAGACCAGAGAGCCTGTTAGAGCCATAGGTACTTCCAGGCGCGCGGCGGCGGCGCGTTGAAGAGTAGCGCAACTTCGCTAGCGTCAGCGGAAAAAAGAGGTGGTCGGTGGTCACTTCCTGCGCGCCCTGTTCCGGCCCGCCCCCAACCTGGTAGGACAGGCCAACCTGCCGCGACCGGGCGCAACGTGGGCCAACTGTGCGCGAACGGGCGGCCAATGACGGCCATGGCGAGATAGTTGAAAACGTGACTCCAGTGACCCAAGGACGTGGTTCCATTGCGCCCGCGATGGCGAGACGCATCGAGATCTGGCCCGTGGGCCGCTTGATTCCGTACGTCAAGAACCCCAGGACGCACAGCGAGGAGCAGGTGGCGCAAATCGCGGCATCGATTATCGAATTCGGATTCACTGCGCCGATATTGGTGGCTTCCGACGCCGGCATACTGGCCGGGCATGGTCGTCTGCTCGCCGCGCGCAAGCTGGGCCTCACAGAAGTTCCAGTGGTCCCGTTGGACCACCTGAGCGAAACGCAGCGGCGCGCGTACATCATCGCCGACAATCAGTTGGCATTGAACGCCGGCTGGGATGAAGAACTATTGCGCGTCGAGTTGCAGGCACTAAAGGAGAGCGACTTTGACTTGGACCTGATTGGTTTCAGCGACAAGGAACTGGATGAACTCCTGGCTGATCCGGAAGACGAAGAGAGGGCCAATGCCGCTCCACCGTTGCCGGAAAACGCTGTTTCGCGACCCGGCGACATGTGGATCTGCGGCGATCGCCGCAACCAACATCGGGTCCTTTGCGCGGACGCAACCAGCCCCGAGGGGGTCGCGAGGCTACTTGGCGAGCGTCGGCCGCACTTGATGGTGACTGACCCGCCGTATGGAATCGAGCTCGACTCCGAGTGGCGTGACCGCGCTGGGTTGAACGGCCTTGGGCCTGCCGAGGCGAGCTACATGAAACACCGGACGGAGGGTCATACCGAAACGACCATCTCCGGGGACACGCGGGCCGACTGGTCGGAAGCCTTCGAGTTGGTGCCCAGCCTGCAAATCGCGTACGTCTGGCACGCGTCTATCTTCACGCGCGAAGTGCTGAACGGCCTGCTTCGCATAGGGTTCCTCTATCCGCAGCAAATCATCTGGAACAAAGGCAGAACGGTTCTGACCCGGACTCACTACTGGTATCAGCATGAGCCCTGCTGGTACGTCCGGAAGAAGAACGCCCCGTGGTTCGGCAAGGCCGGAGAGAATTCGACGATCTGGGACTCGCCATCACCGAAGTTCATCATGGGCGGCTCGGGCGAAGAGAAATACGACCACCCCACGCAGAAGCCTGTCGAGCTGATGCGGCGGCCGATCCTGAACCATACCAAACGAGGGGAGCTGGTTTACGAGCCGTTCCTGGGCAGCGGCACCACACTCGCCGCGGCAGAACTGACTGAGCGAGTTTGCTACGGCCTGGAACTCGATCCGAAGTACGTGGACGTGATCGTCCAGCGCTGGCAAACGCTCTCCGGCAAGCGGGCCACGTTGGAGGGCGACGAGCGGACGTTCGAAGCGATCGCGGAGGAACGCCGGAAGGAACACGCCCAGGGAGAAAAGGGATGAACGATCCTATCCTGCAGGTGCTCGTGCCCGTGGTGGCGTTGGTTTCTGCATTGGTCGCTGGTTACGTGAGCCTCAAGAACCGGGCGCTGCTGGCGGAAGTCCGGAAGGAGATTGCGGAGTTGGAGAACCGCCTCATCGCGAAAATCAATGGCACCTACGTGCGCGCTGGAGAGTGCCATTTACGTGAAGAGCTGGTGGCCGAGAGGATCACCGCGCTGGCGGCAGGCGTTCACAAAGCAGAACCGCCGCCGGATCGTTAAACCCGGCGGCGGTTTGGGTGAGGCAAGTTTGCCAGGTCTCTACTTGGTGATCTTGTAGACGCGATCACCGGCTTCGTTCTTCGAGGACTCGATGTTGACCTTGTGCTTCTTGGCGGCTATGGAGATGAAGCCCCTGACGCTGTGGGCCTGCCAGTCGGTGGCCTTCATGATCTCGGCGAGAGTCGCGCCCTTCGCGCGTGCGATCATGTCCAGGATTTTCGCGCCCTTGCTCTCGGCGCGCGGGGCGGTGGCCTTGCGTTCGGATTTGGCAGCGGTCTTTTTGCTGGCCTTGGCCTGCTTCTTGGGCGCGGCGGCCTTGGCGCTTTTCTTGGCTTTGGGCGCGCCCTTCTTCTGGCTGGCACGCTTCTTCGAGGGGGCCTTCTCCGGCGCGGCTGTCGCGCCCTGTTCCGCAACGGCGGCGGCTTTTTCGTTGGTCTCTGCGTTCGTCATAGTCGTTTTGCTTCCTTTCTCGCTCCGTTCGGGAGCACCTGATTCATCACTCCGCTTCGCTCGAAAGGCAAGGCAAAAGTGACTGGCTTCGCGAAGATTAGCCGAGAGGCGAACACATGGCGATCCTGAGCCAGCGGGCCTATGCGCGCCATCGGGGAGTCGCCCTATCGGCGGTGCAGAAGGCGATTGAAACGGGCCGCATCTCCACTCAGCCAGACGGACGGATCGATTCGGAGCAGGCCGATGTTGCGTGGGAGCAGAACACCACGCGGCATGCGCCACCGATCACCAAGCGCGGCCAGGACGAAGATGATGTCTCGATCTTCGGCGCTTCGCAGTACACCAAGGCGCGCGCCGTGCGCGAGTACTACCAGGCGAAGCTCGCCCGGATCGAGTACGAAGAACGTGTCGCCAAGCTGGTCGCAAAGGACGAGATGACGATTGCCGCGTTCAACAAGTTCCGGCAGTTCCGCGACCACATGCTGAACATCCCGGATCGGGTGGCGGCGATGGTGGCGGCTCAAACCGAAGCCGCGAAGTGTTACGAACTCCTGGCCAACGAGATCCGCAGGGCGCTGAATGAATTTGCAGACTCCAACGGCTGAAGAGATCTACTCGGCAGCGGCGGCGGCCGGAGCGCGGCCGGACCCGATGCTGACGATCTCGCAGTGGGCCGACAAGTACCGCGCGCTCTCACAGCGAGCATCGGCTGAGTCGGGCCCGTGGCGCACGGAGCGGACACCATACCTGCGCGAGATCATGGACTGCCTGTCGCCGTCGTCGCCCGTCGAGCGAACGGTGTTCATGAAGGGCGCGCAGATCGGCGGCACGGAGTGCGGCAACAACTGGATCGGCTATGTGATCCACCAGGCGCCCGGGCCCATGATGGCCATCCAGCCTACCGTGGAGATGGCCAAGCGCAACTCGAAGCAGCGCATCGATCCGCTGATCGAAGAGTCGGAGGTGCTGCGGGCGCTCGTCAGCGATCCGCGGTCGCGCGACTCGGGCAACACGGTTCTATCGAAGGAGTTCCCTGGCGGTGTGCTGGTGATGACCGGCGCGAACTCCGCTGTCGGGCTCCGCTCCATGGCGGCGCGGTATCTGTTTCTGGACGAAGTGGATGGGTATCCCGGCGATGTGGAGGGCGAGGGCGATCCGGTGAACCTGGCGACAGCGCGCACCAGGACGTTCGCGCGCCGCAAGATCTTCATGTGCTCGACGCCGAAGATCACGGGCATGTCCCGGATCGAGGCGGCGTATGAAGAAAGCGACAAACGGTTGTACTGGGTGCCGTGCCCAGTCTGCCGCGAGTTCCAGACGCTAAAGTTCGCGCAGTTGCGCTGGCCGAAGGGCGAGACAGAGAAGGTCGTCTACGTTTGCGAGCACTGCGGGCAGGAGATCCACAACCACCAGAAGCAGTCGATGCTGGCGTGCGGCGAGTGGCGGCGGACGGCTGTTGGCGACGGCAAGACCGCCGGCTTCCATCTTTCCAGCCTGTACTCGCCGGTTGGCTGGTTCGCCTGGGCGGACGCAGCCAAGCAGTTCGAGCAGGCGCAGAGGAATCCGGCGCTGCTCCAGGTCTTCGTCAACACCGTGCTGGGCGAGACGTGGACCCTGCTTGGCGAAGCACCGGAGTGGCAAAAGCTTTATGACCGGCGCGAGGCGTACAAGGTCGGCACCGTGCCGCCTGGCGGGCTGTTCCTTACGGCTGGCGCGGATGTCCAGAAGGACCGCATCGAGGTTGAGATCACCGCGTGGGGCCGTGGCAAGGAGTCGTGGTCGGTCGATTATCGGGTGTTCGAGGGCGACACCTCGCGGCCGCAGGTCTGGGAGAAACTCACCGGACTGCTGAACGAGTCCTTCTCCACCGAGTCCGGCCTGGAACTGCAGATCCTGCAACTCGCCGTGGATTCGGGCTTCGCAGCGATCGAGGTGTACCAGTGGGCGCGACGACAGGGCGGGCGCGTGCTGGTGATCAAAGGCGATTCGCGGACGCCCGCGATCATTGGGCCGGCGTCTCCTGTTGAGGTTGGGCCGGCGGGCGCGAAGCTGAAGCGCGGCGTTCGGGTGTGGCCGGTTAACTCCGGCATGGCCAAGGAAGAGTTGTACCGGTGGCTGCGACAGGATCGGCCGACGGATGAGGACGTGGCGAAGGGGATTCCATTCCCACCGGGATATTGCCACTTTCCTCGCTACAGCGAAGAGTACTTCAAACAGATCACTGCCGAGCAGTTGGTGACGAAGATCGTCAAGGGGTATCGCCGGCACGAATGGCAGAAGATGCGCGAGCGCAATGAGGCGCTCGATTGCCGCGTGTATGCGCGCGCGGCGGCCGGACGGGTCGGCATCGACCGCTTTCAGGAGAAGTACTGGGCCGACCTCGAGCGGCGGGTTGGCAGACCTCCGGCGAAGGAAGTCAAACAAGTACCCCAGCAGCAAACGCAGCGCGCTGATGGGAAGCGAGCATCTCGGAACCCGGTGCGCTTCAGGATGGAGGTATGACTGACACCGTCGTCAGTCAGTCGTGATGCGGTCGCGCCACCTTGACCGCCTACGCTCGATGAGCGAAACAAGAGACATGTTGCGGATTGCCCCCCCCGAATGTGGCTACAGCCCCGTCACTAGGAAATGCCCAAATAGCATGTCAGTCTTAACGCTTAGTCAACATGTAGTAATCCCCGCCCTTGCTCTCGTCGCGCTGGACCTTTCCTTGCCCTGCCAGTGAGCCGAGCACCGCCAACACTTGATCATACGCAGGGCCGCGGAAATGAATGTCAAGATCGCCCATGATGTGAGAAAGAGTTGCTGACCCCCGCGCCAAAAGAATGGCCAGAATCCTGGAATTCACAGAATCAATGCGAGAGATCTCGTCGCTGAGCCGTAAATTCTCCGCCCGAAGGGCCCGGTTCTGTTCTTCGATACGTTGATACTCGGCGCGCACCTGATCATTCTCTGCCTGTGTTCTTTCTGCCGTCGCACGAACCTGCTCAAGGTGAGCCTGCAGCTTGTCATCCTTCCTTGCCCCCGCGAGCGCTTCGGGACGAAACACAGCCAGCAAAACTACAACCGCAATCAATGCTCCGATTAGGATGAGCATTCCATAGAGAGCTACCGAACGATCTGCTCCCGACAAGGCGGCGCCGGAGAGCGTACCAAGGATTCCTTCGACTACCAAGACCACGAACACGAAGAATCCGAGCGGAGTCTTGACTGCGCTGATGATCGAGGTGCGTTCCTCGCTGTTGGAAACATGCTGCGGCGTCATGAATGCTCCTGTTAATTAGCAACACCAATGTTACCGCCACCACACAACCGTAGTGGGTTCAATTGGCAGTGGTGGACGCCAACCCGGAAACAATCCTTATGAGCGGTTGCTCCGTTTCGGGATATGAACTGGTCGGACAGGTTCAACCAGACTTCGCGCCTATCCTGCTGGAAGGAATCTAGTAACACTTTCAGATGCCATTCACTCAGTCCGATCTCGACGCTCTCGACGCCGCGCGCAAGCAGGGAGCGAGGCGAGTCCGGTTTCAGGATCGCGAGTTCGAATTCGATTCCGTTGACGACTATTTGAAACTCCGGAATCTGATCCTGAACGACATCGCTCAGCAGTCCGGGCCGCAGCAAGTACGCCAGGTTCGCATCTACACGACCAACGGTTGGGGCCACTAAAGCGCAGTGCCAATTGAAACGTTGATGACGCTTGCGCGCCAAGCTGGACACGAGCCGATGCCGGTTCAGCGCGTGACGCGCACGCGCGCGATGGGGACGTTTCCCTTCGATGCTGCTGGTCGTGGGCGTCGTGGAATTGGATGGAATCCGCCGTTCCTTGGCCTGAACACGCTCCTGTTTTCGCACGGCCTGGAGTTGCAGGCGCGGAACCGGGACGCGGTTCGAAACAGCGCGTGGGCGTCGGGGGCCGTAGACTCCTACGTCGCCAACGCGATTGGTCGTGGCATTCGCCTGGTGCCGCACCATCCGGACGAGCAGGTGCGCGACCTGATCACCAGGAAGTGGAATCGATGGACTCGGGAGTGCGATGTCGAGTACGACCCGCGGAATCCTGCATCGGGCCAGACGGACTTCTACGGCCAGCAGATGGTGATCGCCCGCGAAGTGATGGAGGCCGGCGAGTGCTTCGTCCGCTTCCGGCCGCGCTCGGTGAAGGAAGGACTAACAGTTCCGCTGCAACTGCAACTCATCGAGGCCGAGCAGTTACCGTTGTGGCGGACCGCTGTCGAGCGGATGCCGCCGAAGAACTCAGTACGGTGCGGAATCGAGTTTCAGACCGACGGGCGGCGTGCGGCGTATCACTTCTGGAAGGCGCATCCGGGTGAGACGATGTTCTTCCCGATGGACGCTCTCTCCGTCGAGCGGGTGCCCGCCACCGAGGTGTTGCACGTCTACAAACCGATCCGCGCGGGGCAGTTCCGGGGGCAGCCGTGGCTCACGTCGGTGATCGCGAAGCTCTACGAACTGGAGCAGTACACCGACGCGGAGATCGTCCGCAAGAAACTCGCAGCGATGATCACGGGCTTCATCACGCAGGCCAGCCCGGACAATCCGATCATCCCTCCCGACCAGTATCAGAACGGGCCGAGCCAAACCGAGCCGGGAACGCAGATCAGCAAGCTCGAACCCGGCACGTTTCAGGTCCTGAACTTTGGGGAGGAAGTCCAGTTTGCCGAGGCGAAGGACAGCGGCGATTTCAAATCGTTCATCCGGAGTTGCCTGCAGGCTTTCGCGAGCGGCGCCGGGCTCGCCGAGTACCAGATAAGCGGCGACCTTTCGGGGATCAACTACTCCTCAATCCGCGCGGGCCTGCTGGAGTTCCGCCGCAAGTGCGAGCAGTATCAGCATTCGGTCTTCATCTTTCAGGTCTGCCATCCGGTGTACAAGCGCTGGCTGCGCGAGGCGATGCTGGCGCTGGTGTTCGGCATTGACCTGTTGAACGCGTACAACAAAGACCCCGAGCCATTTGAGGAAGTGCAGTGGGTGACGCCCGGCTGGCCGTGGGTCGATCCTGAAAAGGACATCAAGGCTTCCAACGATGCCATCCGCAGTGGCCTCTCCACGCGCTCGGCTGAAGTCGCGGCGCAAGGGCGCGACGCCGGTGCGGTGGATGCTGAGCAGGCGGCAGACAACAAGCGCGCCGACAAGCTTGGGCTGTCCTACGACAGCGATGGACGCAAGGTGCTCACCGGACGCAACGCCGGATTGACCGAAAGCGAGATCCAGACGGACGCGAGCAAGGGAGAGGTGGACGTGAAGCCGTGAAGAATCTAACTCGACTTGCATCGCGGTTCGTGAACACGCCGCTTATGATTCACCCGCCCAAGCTGGACGTGATGGTCCAGGCGCTGGCTCCGCGGCTGGGCATCGTTCCGCTGGCCGGCGTGAAGACTGCGGAACCGTTCGCCGCCGCGTATATCGAGGAAGCTGGGGACAGCGATTACCAAGTGATCGATGGTATCGCCGTCGTTCCAATCCAGGGCGTGCTGACGAAGAAGGAATCCTGGGTTTCAGCTTTCAGCGGTTGCAGCTCCTACGACCTGATTGGCCGCTACGTACAGGACGCGGTGAATGATGCTGCCGTGCGCGCGATCCTGCTGCAGGTCGATTCGCCCGGCGGCGAGACCACGGGATGCCTGGAGCTTTCGGACTACATCTATTCGCTACGGGGCGCGAAGCCGATCTTCGCAGTCGCCGACGACTTCGCATTTTCGGCAGCCTACGCCCTTACGAGCGCCGCCGACAGGATCTTCGTGACGCGCATGGGAGCAGTGGGGTCGATAGGCGTTGTCGTGCTGCACACTGAGGATTCGAAGTTCAATGACGAGCAGGGCTTCAAGTACACCTACATCTTCAAAGGCGACCGGAAGGTTGACGCGAACCCGCACGAGCCGCTATCGGAGCGGGCCGAGAAAGACATCCAGTCCGAGATTGACCGGCAGTACAACCAGTTCGTCGCGACGGTCGCGCGGAATCGGAAGGCCGCCGCCGAGAAGATTGTCGCCACGCAGGCCGGCGTTTACTGGGCCGAGACTTCGGTTCCACTATTAGCGGACGAAGTCGGAACGTTCGGCGACGCCATGAACGCGCTTCGGCAGTTGCTCGGCAGATCGGTTCACAGTTCAGCGGCAATCGCCGCAATATCCCAACGCAAGGAGGCAAGTATGCCAGATGAGAAGTTACCCATCGCCGCTGAAGGTTCGAAACCAGATAACGGCGACAACGATGACGAAGACGATCTTGAGTGCCGGGAGTGTGGCGCTTCGCTCCACAAGGACGCGAAATTCTGCCACGCCTGCGGCGCCAAAGTCGAGGCCAAGGCCAAGAAACCGAAAGCTGAGACGCCATTGGCTGCCATTGGTGAGAGCGCTGGTGCGCCGCTCAAGATGCGTCCCGAGGGTGACATCGAAGCCATCGGCGCGCTGTGCAAGATGGCCGGTTGTCCCGACAAGGCCGCGGAGTTCCTCACCAAGAAGAAGTCCAGCGGCCAATATTTCAGCGTGGCGGAAATCAGCGAGGAGCTGACTGCCGCCCGCGTAATCGAAAGCGAGAGGAGCATGATCAGTTCGCACGTCAACCCGAACCAGGGCGCGGTCGGCTCGCTTCAAGAACTCGAAGCGCAAGCCACCAGTTTCGCCCGGCAGAATCGCGGCAAAGAGACCCCGAATCTTTACGCCGAAAGCGGTACCACCAAGCTGACCAAGGAGCGCGCCTACGCCCTCATGCTCGAAGAGCATCCCGAGGTTTACGGCGCATTCGTGGCGCAGCACAACGCGAAGGGCCTGATCGCCACGCTGGAGCGAGCCGGCGTTCGCCTCGCCCGGTAGGGCGAAAGGAGACCAACAGACATGGCATTCGAACAGACATTACGCAATGTAGGCCTTCCGGCGGCAGCGGATCTCACGAGCGGTGGAACTGTGAATCCGCAGTTCTACTTCGTTACGGTCAACTCGCCCGGGCAGATCAACTTTACCGGGGCTGGCGCTGTCGCCGATGGCGTCGTGCAGGACAAGCCCAACGCGCAGGGAGTCGAGGGAGAGGTCGCGATCCTCGGCATCACCAAGCTGGTGACCGGCGCGGCGGTCAATGCCGGCGACCCGCTCATGGCCAATGCCAGCGGCCAGGCAATCACTGCGACCACTGGAAATTTCGTGCGGGCGCGCGCGCTGGCGGCGTCAGCGGGGGCTGGCGTAATCATTCCCGCGCTGCTTCTCGGCCCGTACAAGATGTAGCGATTCACCAATAGGAGAAATCAACGATGCCTCAGCCAACATTACAAGACGTTCACGTCAATCGACCGCTGACAAACATCTCCGTGGCCTACCTTCAGGAGGCCGCCGGAGTGGAATTCGTCGCGGACAAGGCCTTTCCGGCCGTGCCGGTCGAAAACAAAAGCGACCTCTACTACACCTACGCGCGGGCGGATTTCAACCGCGATGAAATGCAGAAGCGCGCGCTTTCGACCGAGTCCGCCGGCGCCGGCTACAACCTGAATTCCACCGGCACTTACAACTGCGACGTCTGGTCGCTCCACAAGGACGTGGATGATCAGATCCGCTCCAACAGCGACTCGCCGCTCGCTCCCGACCGCGACGCCACCATCTTCCTGACGCAGAAAGCGCTGATCCGCCGCGAGAACCAGTGGGTCTCAAAGTTCTTCGGCACCGGGATCTGGACCAACAACGTAAGCGGCCAGGCGTCGGCAGACTCTACGCACGTCATCTATTGGGACGCCGCGAACTACCCGAACGGCAGCCCGATCACCGACATTCGCAACGCGAAGACCCAGATGCGGCTGTCGAGCGGCGGCTTCGCGCCCAACGTCTT